AACAGCCGGTTGCACCGCAGCAGCAATATCAGCAGCCGCAACAGCCGGTTGCACCACAGCCGCAATATCAGCAGCCGCAACAGCCAGTTGCGCCGCAGCCGCAGTATCAGCAGCCACAACAGCCAGTTGCGCCACAGCCGCAGGATACCCTGCTTCATCCGCTGTTGATGCGTAATGGCGACAGCCGTCCGTTGCATAAACCGACGACGCCGCTGCCTTCTCTGGATTTGTTGACACCTCCGCCGAGCGAAGTGGAGCCGGTAGATACCTTTGCGCTTGAACAAATGGCGCGTCTGGTGGAAGCGCGTCTGGCTGATTTCCGTATTAAAGCCGATGTCGTCAATTACTCTCCGGGGCCAGTTATCACTCGCTTTGAACTTAACCTGGCACCTGGCGTAAAAGCGGCGCGCATTTCTAACTTGTCACGGGACCTTGCCCGTTCACTTTCGACGGTGGCGGTGCGTGTCGTTGAAGTTATTCCTGGCAAACCCTATGTAGGTCTGGAGTTACCGAATAAAAAACGACAAACCGTTTATCTGCGCGAAGTTTTGGATAACGCCAAATTCCGCGATAATCCGTCGCCATTAACCGTGGTGCTGGGTAAAGATATCGCCGGTGAGCCGGTGGTTGCCGATCTGGCAAAAATGCCGCACTTGTTGGTTGCGGGGACTACCGGTTCCGGTAAGTCTGTCGGTGTGAACGCGATGATCCTGAGCATGCTTTATAAAGCACAGCCAGAAGATGTTCGTTTCATCATGATCGACCCGAAAATGCTGGAGCTTTCGGTTTATGAAGGCATTCCGCATCTGTTAACGGAAGTCGTTACTGATATGAAAGATGCCGCCAACGCGCTGCGCTGGTGTGTTAACGAGATGGAGCGTCGTTATAAACTGATGTCTGCGCTGGGTGTGCGTAATCTGGCGGGTTATAACGAAAAAATTGCTGAAGCCGATAGGATGATGCGTCCGATTCCAGACCCGTACTGGAAGCCGGGTGACAGTATGGATGCCCAGCATCCGGTGCTGAAAAAAGAACCGTACATTGTGGTGTTGGTGGACGAATTTGCCGACCTGATGATGACGGTAGGTAAAAAAGTGGAAGAGCTGATAGCACGTCTGGCGCAAAAAGCCCGTGCCGCGGGTATCCACCTCGTACTGGCAACGCAGCGTCCATCGGTTGATGTTATTACTGGTCTGATTAAAGCGAATATTCCGACCCGTATCGCCTTTACCGTATCCAGTAAGATTGACTCACGTACCATTCTTGATCAGGCTGGCGCGGAATCACTGCTGGGTATGGGGGATATGCTTTACTCTGGGCCGAACTCCACGTTGCCGGTACGTGTTCATGGTGCTTTTGTTCGCGATCAGGAAGTTCATGCCGTGGTGCAGGACTGGAAAGCGCGTGGCCGCCCACAGTATGTTGATGGCATCACCTCCGACAGTGAAAGCGAAGGTGGCGCGGGCGGTTTCGATGGCGCTGAAGAACTGGATCCGTTGTTCGATCAGGCGGTGCAGTTTGTCACTGAAAAACGCAAAGCATCAATTTCTGGCGTACAGCGTCAGTTCCGCATTGGTTATAACCGTGCAGCGCGTATTATCGAACAGATGGAAGCGCAGGGGATTGTCAGCGAACAGGGGCACAACGGTAATCGTGAAGTGCTGGCCCCACCGCCGTTTGACTAATTAATGCATCGTATGCCGGAAAAGGCGCGGTAGCGTCGCATCCGGCACTCTATCAACTGAAAATTCAGTATTTTCTTCTTTCCTCAAGCTGATTATTAGCCTGGAATAGAGAGTAGAGGGAGCTCCCGGTCGGGAGTGACGTAATTTGAGGAATAATGATGAAAAAAATTGCTATCACCTGTGCATTACTCTCAAGCTTAGTAGCAAGCAGCGTTTGGGCTGATGCCGCAAGCGATCTGAAAAGCCGCCTGGATAAAGTCAGCAGCTTCCACGCCAGCTTCACACAAAAAGTGACTGACGGTAGCGGCGCGGCGGTGCAGGAAGGTCAGGGCGATCTGTGGGTGAAACGTCCAAACTTATTCAACTGGCATATGACTCAACCTGACGAAAGCATTCTGGTTTCTGACGGTAAAACACTGTGGTTCTATAACCCGTTCGTTGAGCAAGCTACGGCAACCTGGCTGAAAGATGCCACCGGTAATACGCCGTTTATGCTGATTGCCCGCAACCAGTCCAGCGACTGGCAGCAGTACAATATCAAACAGAATGGCGATGACTTTGTCCTGACGCCGAAAGCCAGCAATGGCAATCTGAAGCAGTTCACCATTAACGTGGGACGTGATGGCACAATCCATCAGTTTAGCGCGGTGGAGCAGGACGATCAGCGCAGCAGTTATCAGCTGAAATCCCAGCAAAATGGGGCTGTGGATGCAGCGAAATTTACCTTCACCCCGCCGCAAGGCGTCACGGTAGATGATCAACGTAAGTAGAGGCACCTGAGTGAGCAATCTGTCGCTCGATTTTTCGGATAATACTTTTCAACCTCTGGCCGCGCGTATGCGGCCAGAAAATTTAGCACAGTATATCGGCCAGCAACATTTGCTGGCTGCGGGGAAGCCGTTGCCGCGCGCTATCGAAGCCGGGCATTTGCATTCTATGATCCTCTGGGGGCCACCGGGTACCGGCAAAACAACCCTCGCTGAAGTGATTGCCCGCTATGCGAACGCTGATGTGGAACGTATTTCTGCTGTCACCTCTGGCGTGAAAGAGATTCGCGAGGCGATTGAGCGCGCTCGGCAAAACCGCAATGCAGGTCGCCGCACTATTCTTTTTGTTGACGAAGTTCACCGTTTCAACAAAAGCCAGCAGGATGCATTTCTGCCACATATTGAAGACGGCACCATCACTTTTATTGGCGCAACCACTGAAAACCCGTCATTTGAGCTTAATTCGGCACTGCTTTCCCGTGCCCGTGTCTATCTGCTGAAATCCCTCAGTACAAAGGATATTGAGCAAGTACTAACTCAGGCGATGGAAGACAAGACCCGTGGCTATGGTGGTCAGGATATTGTTCTGCCAGATGAAACACGACGCGCCATTGCTGAACTGGTGAATGGCGACGCGCGCCGGGCGTTAAATACGCTGGAAATGATGGCGGATATGGCCGAAGTCGATGATAGCGGTAAGCGGGTCCTGAAACCTGAATTACTGACCGAAATCGCCGGTGAACGTAGCGCCCGCTTTGATAACAAAGGCGATCGCTTTTACGATCTCATTTCCGCACTGCATAAGTCGGTACGTGGTAGCGCACCCGATGCGGCGCTGTACTGGTATGCGCGAATTATTACTGCCGGAGGCGATCCGTTATATGTCGCGCGTCGCTGTCTGGCGATAGCGTCGGAAGATGTGGGTAATGCTGATCCACGAGCGATGCAGGTGGCAATTGCGGCCTGGGATTGCTTTACTCGCGTTGGCCCGGCGGAAGGTGAACGCGCCATTGCTCAGGCGATTGTTTACCTCGCCTGCGCGCCAAAAAGCAACGCTGTCTACACCGCGTTTAAAGCCGCGCTGGCCGATGCTCGCGAACGTCCGGATTATGACGTGCCGGTTCATTTGCGTAATGCGCCGACGAAATTAATGAAGGAAATGGGCTACGGGCAGGAATATCGTTACGCTCATGATGAAGCAAACGCTTATGCTGCCGGTGAGGTTTATTTCCCGCCGGAAATAGCACAAACACGCTATTATTTCCCGACAAACAGGGGCCTTGAAGGCAAGATTGGCGAAAAGCTCGCCTGGCTGGCTGAACAGGATCAAAATAGCCCCATAAAACGCTACCGTTAATGTTATCGTTGCGGTAATGTTGTTACTGTATCCCTGTGGTCGCAGGCTGTGGCCACATCTCCCATTTAATTCGATAAGCACAGGATAAGCATGCTCGATCCCAATCTGCTGCGTAATGAGCCAGACGCAGTCGCTGAAAAACTGGCACGCCGGGGCTTTAAGCTGGATGTAGATAAGCTGGGCGCTCTTGAAGAGCGTCGTAAAGTATTGCAGGTCAAAACGGAAAACCTGCAAGCGGAGCGTAACTCCCGATCGAAATCCATTGGCCAGGCGAAAGCGCGCGGGGAAGATATCGAGCCTTTACGTCTGGAAGTGAACAAACTGGGCGAAGAGCTGGATGCAGCAAAAGCCGAGCTGGATGCTTTACAGGCTGAAATTCGCGATATCGCGCTAACCATCCCTAACCTGCCTGCAGATGAAGTGCCGGTAGGTAAAGACGAAAATGACAACGTTGAAGTCAGCCGCTGGGGCACCCCGCGTGAGTTTGACTTTGAAGTTCGTGACCATGTGACGCTGGGTGAAATGCACTCTGGCCTCGACTTTGCAGCCGCAGTTAAGTTGACTGGTTCCCGCTTTGTGGTAATGAAAGGGCAGATTGCTCGCATGCACCGCGCACTGTCGCAGTTTATGCTGGATCTGCATACCGAACAGCATGGCTACAGTGAGAACTATGTTCCGTACCTGGTTAACCAGGACACGCTGTACGGTACGGGGCAACTGCCGAAATTTGCTGGCGATCTGTTCCATACTCGTCCGCTGGAAGAAGAAGCAGACACCAGTAACTATGCGCTGATCCCAACGGCAGAAGTTCCGCTGACCAACCTGGTACGCGGTGAAATCATCGATGAAGATGATCTGCCAATTAAGATGACCGCCCACACCCCATGTTTCCGTTCTGAAGCTGGTTCATATGGTCGTGACACTCGTGGTCTGATCCGTATGCACCAGTTCGACAAAGTTGAAATGGTGCAGATCGTGCGCCCGGAAGACTCAATGGCGGCGCTGGAAGAGATGACCGGTCATGCGGAAAAAGTCCTGCAGCTGCTGGGCCTGCCGTACCGCAAAATCATCCTTTGCACCGGCGACATGGGCTTTGGTGCTTGCAAAACTTACGACCTGGAAGTATGGATCCCGGCGCAAAACACCTACCGCGAGATCTCTTCATGCTCTAACGTCTGGGATTTCCAGGCACGTCGTATGCAGGCACGCTGCCGCAGCAAGTCTGACAAGAAAACCCGTCTGGTTCATACCCTGAACGGTTCTGGTCTGGCTGTTGGCCGTACGCTGGTTGCGGTAATGGAAAACTATCAGCAGGCTGATGGTCGTATTGAAGTACCAGAAGTTCTACGTCCGTATATGAACGGACTGGAATATATTGGCTAATACCCAATTTTTCTGAATCTAAAAAGCGCCTGCGGGCGCTTTTTGCATTACGTTAATTAATTGAAAATAAAAGGAATTTATTTTCAGGTGTCCATATAACGTCCATCTTTGAAACAAAAAAGCCCGCAGTTTTTACGCTACGGGCTTTGTTTTTTCTTTGTGACTTGCATGCAAGGGTGCGACTTTCGACTGAACCTTTAACAACCGGATAGCGGGGGCTTTCACCCCCGCTGCGGTTTCTTACGGTTTACACTGCAAGAACGCCGCAAATTCTGACCACATGATGTTAAGTCTGAATTCACACGGCGAACGGTGTATCATCCAGACGGTCAACAACATGGTTAAGCATAAAATGCTCACGATGATCGTTTTTTGCGGCATAGCGCTTGCTCCTTTTTCAAAGAGGCGCTAACCTTCCACTTGTCACGGTTGGATGGTTAGGGCCTCGGGTTAAACAATATGTTTGACTCGGGGCCTTTCCACATCCGGCCTTCAGGTAATCCTTCCAGCCGTCAGCCGAAAGGCACCCGCGCGTAATGTACAGTTTTTGACTGGGAGGAGCAATCGCCCAGGGGGAGGCTGAGTTGATCCCTTCCCCGGTGGCATGATTTGAAAGCGTCTGTGGGGATGATTCCCCGTTCTTCGGTGGGTTGCGGACGGCATACGGTTCTCACGACAAACTCGTGCGTCACAAAGGTTGCGCTGCATTCAATGTTGTTGCACTGATAGTATTTCTCCCTGATTGTTCCTGTGTCGTTGGCGTTGCGGCTTGTTCTGGTGCGGGTGCTTGCTCCGCAGTATGGGCAAGGATGCATGATGGTCCCCCTGGCTGAAACGGGGTGGGCTCGCGCTCATTCTAGCCAGTCGTGTTACTCTCTGCTATCCAGTCTGCGATTTTTGCTTCCAGCTCCAGTCTGGTGGTGAAGCCGCTGTCGTCGATGACGTGCTCAATGCGCGAAATAATCCAGTCCTGGTTGTCAATGTCGCTCTTGAATCCGGATACCGTGCCGTGCATCTCCGGATACAGGTCAGCACGTCCGCGCGCCAGCGTGATACTGAATTCCGCTGCGCCCCGCTGAAGTTGCTGCCAGCGTGCGGCAGCTGCACGACGCGCGGCTTCTTCGTTCGGGTAGGTTTTTCTCAGTACATACACGTTACCCTCTGCGCCTTCCATGTAACCACCTTCCCGCGCACTGCTTTTCTCCGGCTTCTTCGTGGTTTGCGCGTTTCGCTTTTTCACGTTCACGGCCTTCTTCTGACCGAACTTTAAATCCAGCCAGTGGGCCTTCACTCCGGTATAGGCGTTTCTGTCAGCAATGCGAAAGCGGTGGCCGTCTCCGTCAGAGCGGGTCAGGGCGAATGAGGGGAGGGCGCGACCGCTGGCGGTGACGCCGCCTCCCGGCAGAATGAACAGCAGACACCCGTTTTTTACGGTGGCTATTGCACCCAGCATGTCGGCCATGCGAGTGAGGAATGACATATCACTTTCCTCTGTCTGGTCTGCATGGTCGATTTCAATATCCATCAACATCTCGCTGATTTGTGCCTTCAGTCCGTAACGGTGGGCAATGGCAGACACCACGCGCTCCACCGTCACGTCATGCCAGGAGACTTCGCGTTTCACGTTAAACTCTTCGCGAAAATCCGCGCTGTTCGCGGAGATGGTGAGCTTATCCGGTGGTCCGTCGTGCGCCACTTCATCCACAACGAACGTCCCTTTGTTTGTCAGGCTTCCCCCTTTCCATCCCATGGTCAGCGATAATCGGGTGCCGCGTTCCGGAAGAACCACCTCACCGTCAGCGTCGTCGATTTCCAGTGTCACCCTGTCGGCCTCAAATCCCCTGTTGTCTGTCATGGTGAGACGCATGATGCGCTGCGTGATGTTTTTCAGGCTGGCATCCCGCCCTTCCAGTGTGATACTGAAATCCGGTACCCGCACTGTGTCTTCTGCGGTATCCAGTGCACTGTTGATGTGAAGTGTCAGTGATTCAGTGATGTTCATGCAGCCCTCCCGTATACGTATCATCCCACGCAGTTCCGGTCGTTTCCGTTCGGTTCTGTTGTAAGAACCCCCTCACACCCCCCAACGCGTGAGATCTGCGCGCCAGTCATGGATGATTCCGGCGAACATAAACACAACTGATGGTGAATCGTATGGCTGAAACACGATTTCACGGTGTGCGCGTCAGGGAAAACACCGATCTGGTGACGGCAATTAATGACGTTGATTCCAGCGTCATTGGGCTTATTGCTGTTGCAGATGATGCTGACGAAGAGCAGTTCCCGCTTGACACGCCGGTGCTGTTAACACGAGTCAATAATGTTCTGGGTAAGGCTGGCACAAAGGGGACGCTCTACAAATCCCTTAAGGCTATCTCCGATCAGGTCAGCACGCGCGTTATCGTCGTGCGTGTTGCCGAAGCGAAGGAGGCGGAAGACCAGAAGACACAGGACCAGCTTGTTATTGGTACTGTGGAGTCTGATGGCAGTTACACGGGGATGCAGGCCCTTCTGGTCGCTGAACAGATGGAGGGGATTGGCTGTCGTCCGCGTATCCTGGCAGCGCCCGGTCTTGAGTCCGATGCCGTTACGGCGGCACTGGTGACGATTGCGGGCAAAATGCGAGCTTTTGCGTATTCCGGCTGTCCGGCATGCACAAAACCGTCCGATGCCATTGCATTCCGCAAAAAGATTTCCGGGCGTGAAATCATGCTCCTGTGGCCTGATTTCACGGCGTTCAACCCCGTGTCCGGTAAAAGTGAAACTTTCCCGGCTGCGGCGTATGCGTGCGGTCTTCGTGCCCGAATCGACCACGAACAGGGCTGGCATCGCTCTCTTTCAAACATCCCTGTGAAGAATGTTCTCGGGATCTCTGCGTCGGTTTCCTGGTCGCTTCAGGATGAAAACAGCGATGCCAACACGCTGAACAGCAGTGAGGTGACCACGATTATTCACCAGGGTGACGGCTCCTTCCGTTTCTGGGGGAACCGTACGCCGGAAACAGCGGAGTATATCTTTGAGGTGTACACCCGCACGGCGCAACAACTGGCTGACAGTATCGCAGAGGCGCAGCTTCAGGTGGTGGATTCGCCTCTGACACCTTCCAATGCGAAAGATGCAGTAAGTGCCATCAAGGCGAAACTGGATTCCCTGGTCACGGCCGGAAAACTCATTGGGGCGGAATGCTGGTTCGATATTGTCGACAACAACACGACCAGTCTTCGTCAGGGCATTGTGCGCATTCGCTACAAATACACGCCCGTACCACCGATGGAATGCATGGAACTCTATCAGACGTTTACCGACGAGTTCTTTGGCTCTGCTTTTGCATCTCTGGGAGGTAGCTGATGGCCGTACCAAAAAAACTTCGTGTGTTTACCGTCTTTGTGGACGGTGACAACAAACTGGGTAAGGTGACCTCCTTCACCCCACCGAAACTGACCCGCAAGACGGAAGCATATCGTGGTGCGGGTATGCCAGGCTCTGCGGCGGTGGATCTCGGTCTTGATGATGGTGCGCTGGATCTCTCCTTTGCGGTTGGCGGTATGGATCGTCACATCTTTGCCAAATATGCCGCTGGCATTGATGCGGTACGCGTGCGCTTCTCGGGTGAATACTATTCCGAAGAAGGGATTGAGTACGTCGATATTGAAGCCCGTGGTCGCATTGTCGAAATCGACAAGGGCGAGGCCAAACAGGGTGAAGATACCGAACACACCTACGCGATGAAATGCACCTGGTACAAGCTCAGCGTTGATAACAGCGATGTTATTGAAATCGACGTGCTGAACTTCATCTGGCGCGTTGATGGCAAGGATGTGCTGCCTGATCGCACCCGCTCCATGCTGGGACTTGGCTGATTAACTGACTGACGGCGGTCGTGTGGCCGCCAGGAGAATTTCACAATGTCAAAAAAACAAAACGAAGTACTGGTTGCCGGTGCTGATAACGTCGACAACTTTGATGTTGCTGATGGTAATGAGGTTGCCTATAACGGTGAGCCCATTGAGTTAACCGTTCCGGTTGTCCGTGGTGAACAGGTTATTACACATGTGAAGATTGGCGAACGTGCCCGTCAGAGTGGTTCACTGCGTGGTCTGTCTCTGGCTCACCTGTACAGCCTGAACTTTAACGCGATGTGCGTTTATCTCAGCCGTGTTACAGAGCCCCGCCTTACTGAAGCGGAACTGTCGACCATGCGCACGGAGGATTTCGGGGCGCTTTCCACGGCGGCAACGTATTTTTTCTCGCCGAAGGCCTTGCCCGGCAAGAAAAAGACGAATACAGGTGTGATGTAATTCGTCTCCTGTTTGACGATATCGAAGAGCTTGTCGCTGATATCGCTGTTGTCTTTAACTGGTCGCCCGCAGAGATATTCGGTATGAGTCCTGGTGAGGTTGTTGCCTGGCGAGAGCGGGCGGCTGCCAGATCCGGGAATCATAACGATGAGTAATAATCTCCAGATACGTGTAGCCCTCACTGCGGTCGACCGTCTCACCCAACCCGTCAGGCGCGCCCGGGAAATGACCGGCGCGCTTTCCGAATCTCTTTCCTCCACGCAGAACGCTCTTAAGTCACTCCAGCGAAGCAGTGATGCGTTTTCCCGTGCCCGTCAGCAGGTTGCCTCGACTGAAAACAGCCTGAACGAGGCGCGTGGGCGACTTCAGCGCCTCCTGGAGGTCCAGCGTACTGGCACGACACTGACGGAAAAACAGCAGGAAGCTATCCGCTCACTGACTGCGAAGATTGAGCGTCTTAATACCGTTTACGCCCTTCACCAGTCCCGGCTACGGGAAGCCGGTCGTGAGCTGGAGTCTCACGGTATACGGGCGGACGGAAGTAACCGCACCACTGAAGAAGCAATCAGGCGAACGCAGGAATACAACGATCAGCTTGAGCGCCAGCAGGCTCAGCTTGCGCGCGTCACGCAGGCACAACAACGTTACGATCGTGTTCAGGATATCGCCGGTAAACTCAGCCAGCGCGGTGCGCTTGCCATGGCAGCGGGCAGTGCTGGTCTGTACGCCGCCGGACGTGCGGTTGCACCTGTTGTTGAAGAGCAACGGCAGGGTGCGCTCATTGCGGCACAGAGTGGAGGCAGCGCAGAAGACGGCCAGCGCTACAGCCGTATGATTCAGAACATCCGTGCGTCAGGTGCGGCTACGGATATCGCGATGATTTCCGAAGCGGCAGCTGCGGCGCAAAGCACGCTTGGCGCACTGGGTACTGTAGGGACTGAAGAACTAGAGAGGGTGACACGGCAGGCAATCGATCTTGCTCAGGTCACCGGCGGTAATGTGGCTGAATAGGTTCAGGCGGCCGGCATCATGCTGAAAAACGGTCTCGCTGCAAATGCAGGTGAGGCCGTGGACCTGATGGCGGCAGGCATGCAGAAAATGTCCGCCGAAATGCGCGGCGAACTTCCTGAAATTCTGCATGAGTATTCCACGCATTTCCGCAATATGGGGCTCTCCGGCTCTGAAACCATGACGCTGCTTGTCAGCATGGCGCAGCAGGGGAAATTCGCCCTGGATAAAACCGGCGATGCCGTCAAGGAATTCAGTATTCGTGGCTCGGATATGTCCAAAGCAAGCGTTGAGGCTTATGGGCTGATTGGCCTTAATGCGGAAAAAATGTCGTCAGCGATTGCCAGCGGAGGCGCGGCTGCTCGCGAGGCAATGCAGCGAACGGCTGCCGGGCTGCTGAAGATTCAGGATCCTGCGGAACGAGCCAATGCGGCGATAGCGCTGTTCGGCACACCCATCGAAGATCTGGCCGTTGATCAGATCCCGGATTTTCTCCGCTCGCTGGCAACGGTGTCTGACCGTATGGGGCAGGTGCAGGGAACCGCCCGGCGTATGGGTGATGTTCTGCGGGATAACCTTGGCGGTGATGCCGATCGCCTGTCTGGTGTCTTCTCCGGTATACGCAGTGATGTCGTTGCCCTTGTCACCGATGACCTCCGCGAACTTGTTCAGGTAGCGGCATCATGGGGTGAACGGCTCAGAGGATGGGTTCAGGATAATCCGCAACTGGTGCGTACTCTGGCGATTGTTGCCGGTGGTGTTCTTGCGGCCACGACAGCCCTTGGGGCGTTGTCCCTGACCTCCGGGGTGCTGACCGGTATTTTTGCAAAACTTCAGCTTGGCTCTGCGCTTCTTGGTGGCGGGTTTTCCTCTGTTGCAACTGGCGTTGGTGGTCTTGCCCTTCGCCTGTCTGGCCTTCCGGCACTGTGGGGGATGGTATCCGGTGCGGTTTCAGTGCTGGGCGGGGCGCTTGCCGGTCTTCTCAGTCCTGTTGGTCTCGTGGTTGCTGCCCTTGCCGGTGGAGCGCTGCTCATATGGCGTCACTGGGAACAGGTTAAGGCTTTTATGCTCGGAACATTCCGGGCGCTGTGGGCTGGCCTTGCGCCTGTTCGTGAAGGTGTTGCTCAGTTTGCGCCGCTGTTTGATCTGGTATCGGGTGCGGTGTCCACGGTGTATGACTGGTTCAGGCGGTTACTCACACCTGTTCAGACCAGCCATGAATCTCTTGAACGGTGTGCCTCGGCCGGGGAAACTTTTGGTCGCGTGCTCAGCGGGGCGATATCGCTTGCGCTTACTCCTCTTCAGGCGTTGATGGACGGCCTGGCATGGGTGCTGGAAAAACTCGGCGTGCTCCCTTCTGAAGTTGAGCGGGCGAAAAATCGTGCTGAGGCAGTTGCAAAGGCTCCGGTTATGTGGGAGTGGGACCCTGTTCAGAAAAAAATGGTTCAGAAGTCCTGGGTACCCACTCCGGCCGCTCCTGTCAGCAATAATAACAACGGGAATGGTAATCCACAGAATGACGGTAAAACCAGCAATCCCCCCGGCATAACCAGCGGTAACAGCGCCGTTCTTCGCAGGCTTAAAGGTATCGAGGGTAATACGTCGGGCATGCTTCATGAAGCCCGCAAGCGTATCGGTCCCGGCGATATCGTGTTTAAAAACCTCCCCCGTGCGCTGGCTGTTCGCGGGCAGTGGAATGAGCCGACTGTTGCGCCAGGACTACCGGTTATGCCTCCGGTTTCGCCTGTGCCTCCGGAGGTCTCCCGGGATGCTTCCCGTTCCGTGGAGGTTAAGCAGTGGGCGCCAGTCTCCCCGGCTACCCGGGAGGCTTCGCGCTCTCCTGAACCGTCGTCTGTGTTCGGTGGGGAAATCCACGTTCATCTTCACAACGTGGCGACGCAGAACCCGCGCGACCTTGCCAGAATGGTGGGGGAGGCTGTACGGGAAGAAATTCGCAGACAATCCGCCGGGATGAACAGCTTCCGCGATCGTGATTAGGAGTGGTGATTATGATGATGATTTACGGCATGTTTGTTTTTCAGTTAAGCACGCTGCCACACCAACAAATACAGCAGTCCCGTAACTGGCGCCACGTGAAGAATGAGCGAATCAATCGCTCGGCCAGCTGGCAGTATATCGGCGCGGGTGACGATACCATCACGCTTTCCGGTCTTCTCTACCCGGAAATTACAGGCGGTGAAGTCTCACTTACCGCGCTGACAACTCAGGCGTATGCTGGACGTCCATGGCCGCTGATTGATGGTGTCGGGCAGATTTACGGTATGTACGTTATTACCGCTCTGAATACCACGCGTTCAGAGCTTGATCGCTATGGCAAGGCGCGGAAGATTGAGTTTACGGTGACCTTTCAGCGTGTGAATGAAGATCTCCGCGAACGTCTTCAGTCTTCATCTCTGGGAGATCTGACAAATAATATTAAGTCCGGCATCAGTTCTGCGCTGGCGCTGGTAAGATAATTAAAACGCCCGTCAGTCGGGCGTTTTAACTTTCACTCACCGGCACCGTCTCCGGTATCTGTTTTCCATCCCACCGGGTATGCCATGATTTCGCCGGGGTCCTGTAATTCCTCTATGGCTTTTTTCATTTCCCGTTGCCGGATATGTATTTCCATTCCCTTGGTAAACATTGCAGCAGATGCAGCATTGCTCAGTGCGATCAATTCATCTGCGGTAACCGGGATATCGTTGTTATCGGCATCCGTCCAGAAAAATCCCTCCGGTAATAACCCGGACTTTGCGGCTGTCACTGATGGATCCAGCCGGGACTGGGTTTCTTTTCCGTAATCCCAGCTACGACCATTGAACGTGAAAACGTAATTCGCGGCTTCCATGGTGCTTCGCCATTCGTTTATCTCGTTATTTTTTATGCTGATTGCCAGACTGCGATCTTCTCTCCACTCGCCATCAATAAACTTGTCTGCGGCTGTTGACGGGGCTGCCGTTGTTGTATTTTCAGGTAGCGGTCCGATTTCCGTAATTGCGATCTCATCCCCGGATGCCGTATTCCACACCACTTTTCCCCGGTGATCTTCTGCAAGCTCCCAGCGCTGGCGCACGTCATCAAAAAGCGCCACGAACCCTTCCGGGATATGTGGCGGCTCGGTCGTCGTACAGCCTGCGGGCAACCCGGTATACGGTGGGATATATACGTCGCTTTCTCCAGTCAGTTCGCTGGTTTCCGGGTGAATATGAAATACGTGAAGCATTCTGGCTTCGTCTTCCATTGTAAAGGTCATTATGCAAGCCTCACGATGTAGTTAAACGCAATGTTTTTCACGGTGTTTTCCGTGTTGCCTGTGGCGTTAACGGTCACGCCGTGCCCGTGTGATCCCAATGGGACGGTATGAGTGTGCTCCCCGATTGCCACGGTGTGGGTGTGTTCACCGGCGGCAGGTACTTTACCGTATGCAATAACACCACTGTTTGATGCTCCGTCCAGCCAGTCAAAGTTTACACCGCCACCGTTCTGATACTTGAGCGGAACATCATGCTCGTGTCTCCCGCCTGTGCTGGTTGTTTTGGTTCCATAATTAAATGAACTGGTCGTTTTCGAACCCAGATCGGTCTTTGACACGCTGGCCGTATGGGTATGCGATTTAATACCGTCCTGCTCCTGCGATAATACCGCCCGACCGCTGGCGGGTTTCCCCTTGATTGTCCATCCCCGCATATCAGGAAGCTTTCCTGACGGGTAGGCAATGGCAAGTTTCGGGTATTTTGCCTTGTCGAAGGTTTGCCCCTGCATAATGGCATAGCCAGCAGGTGGTGTATCTGATGGCCACGGCAGTGGAACGCCGGGGGGAAACGCTTCAATATTTGCCGAACCATCAAACGCAACGCCGTTAATCTTGCGAGCGGTTTTAAGTTTTGTTGCAGTTGATGCGTTGCCGGATAACTCACCTGAAAGGCCAGAACTGAATATCTGTTTTGCCCCCCACGTCTGGGCTTCATCAATAATTGGTACTCGTCTTGTTGTGATCGTGCGATTTCCCGGATTCCCGGCAATTCGTGCCATAAAGAAACGGTAGTTCGCTTTACTTACTGTACCGCGCCATACCATTACTGACCTGCCAGAACCTGAATCCTCACTCGGGCCAACGGCAATATTTATTATGTTGCCATCGATAACCCCCCAGTCCATGCTGTCAGGAATGTTGGTCATGTCATCCAGCCGAACGGTGATCAAACTGCCAGGTACAAAGTCGTAGGTCTGCCAGTCCAGGCTGGATAGTCTTGCTACCGCACGACCCATCCCCAGACTCTGGGCAAGACTGAATGAGTTATAGATTTCCCGCCATTCTGTCCAGGCGTCACCGCTGAAGGTTCTTTCAAAAGATCGCCCCCGGGTCAGTGTCGCCGTTCCGGCTGTGGTGTAACGCTGCACAAAGGTTCTGCCATCCAGTCGCCTTATGACTTCAAGGATCCCCAGCAAATTTTCATTTCCGCTCTTCATGGGGCCGTTTTTTGCCTTGTTGGTCACACTGTAAATGCCCGGCGTTTTCATGGTGTTCAGGTCATCATCACGATATGCCCCGTCAGACTGATGTCCGACTCTGTGCCACCCTCCCCATTTCGGCGCGGACGCGTCCCATGTTGTTGTAAGGGTGCGAATATACACGTTCCCGAGAATGGTCGTGTAGCGCTGGGTTCGCCCATACGCACCCCCTTCCATAAGCTCGAGAATCCCCTGGGCATTATTGCCTTCTTCGGGGTAGTTTCTGGTGAATGAAGCAATACTGGCGTTACTGTTCCTCCATATGCCGATATCACCTGCATTCCCCAGGGTATTCAGATCAATGGTTGTGCTAAGTGGCCTGGTCGCCATCTGTACGTTTCGCCACACTCCCCATGGTCCGTTTGTACCGTTCCATCTGGCGGTCAGGGTCCGAACATAAATATTCCCGCTGCGGCAGGTGTACCTTTGCGTTCCGTTAAATGATCCGCCAGTAAGGACTTCCAGTATCCCCACAGCGCTCTCTTCCGGGAAATTTTTAGCGATCGTTGCATTGGTTGATGAGGCTTTTCCCCATGTTCCCAGTGTTGCCGCAACCGGGCCATAGGTATTCAGGTCCGCATCTTCGGGCAGTTCTCCGTTGTGCTTCATGAATGTCTGGCTGGTAACGCCAATGTTCGTCAGAAAAGTTGCTTTATTCGGGATGTCTTTACCGTTCTGTGCTTTCTGAAGTGCGCCCGATGCCTGCGTGATGGTGTTAGTGAGGCCCAGGTATGTAATGACCTCACTGACGGATGCCTTCCCGAGAATGTCCCGGCCAACTTTCGTCAGCGCTGTCAGTGCTGCCTTGTCGCTTCCGGTGAAGTAAGGCAGTTTATCAGCTGCTGTAGCCAGTGCTGCTATTGCTGTCAGCGTGGCGTCAAGGGGTTGCTTTCCGGCCAGTGCCTTTGTCATGGTGGCAGAAAAGTTTGGGTCATCTCCCAGCGCCTGCGCCAGCTCGTTCAGCGTATTCAGGGCGTCCGGTGATGAGTCCACTAAATTAGCGATTGCTGCCATCACGTAAGCGGTTGTCGCTATCTGGGTGTTGTTGACCCCTTTTGCTGCCGTGGGGGCAGTCGGTGTTCCGGTCAGCTTAGGGCTGTTCAGCGGGGCCTTTGTATCGTTCAGTGTTTTTACTGCTTTTGGTGTTGCAGCTTTCGCCTCACTGCTACTGTTTACCGAGCTGTCCAGTTGGGTGAAGCCTTTCTGGGTTAGGGTGGCATCGGGATGTCGGCGCGACTGCTCATGCTCAGCGATTTTATCATCAACGTAATCCTGGGTTGCCATAATCGTCGTGGTGTCCACAGACACCTTCACCGCGCTTACATCGCTGATGACAATAACCATGCGGCATGTCATCGCCCTGCCGGAACCTTCAGACAGCAGCGGTTTGTAGCTTTCGGCCATATTGGCAACAGCGATCAGCGTTCCCGAGTCATCAAACAACCCAATTTCACGCATCCAGAATCCACCGGCATCAGGAGGGATGACCAGCTCAGCAATAATCTGGTTTGGTTTTTTGCTGTCCTGAACGACCTTATTTGGTGTGCCGCGCCAGACCTCACGAATAAGTTTTTTCTGGGATGAGGAGGGGGTAGGTAAATTACCGTCACCATCACCAACGGCCATGTGCGTGATGTTGACTTTTTTTCCTGATGCGCTGGTCGCTGCGGCGATTTTTGCTGCGCCGCTTTTAGTGATCACAGTTTTAAATTTCACGCTCATAGTGCTCTACTCTGCCGGATAAATTGTAATGATGTCGCCGTCGTAGGCGATGCCGCCGGTGTACATGTAACCCGGTACGTCCTGAATGATGTTCAGGCCGATCAGGTGGCGACTGACCGGGCGCGCGTCGGCCACCAGGCGTTCGACTTCCCTGTACATCTCTTCGGTGATCCCGATATCCAGTACGCCGATATCCAGCCGGAATGTTCCTGGTGTTTCGTTGGTTTCCCACCATTCGGTTACCCTGATCACATAACCAAACGGCTCAACAACCCGGCGAATGGCTTTGATGGTGCCTTTATGCCGGTGAATATCCCATGAATCGCGAATGACCTGCCGCTTGGTTTCCTCCGGCCAGTTCTGATCCCATCTGTCAACCGACAACGCCCATGCCAGATAAGGCAGCAGCTGCACGGGGCATGAGTCAGGATCCCAGAGATGGCGAATACCGACGGGCAGCGCCATTAACCGTTCACCGCCACGCTCTGCGTTGCGTATGAATTCTGTGGCGGAAGGGGGCAGCAATGATGTCTTATTCATTGGTTCCCCCGGTGCTTACATTGAATGACGTGCAATAGGCTGACTGCACATCACTGACGGTAATGTTTTGCTTTGGCTCAATCAGCTCCACCCGCTGAACCCCCTGAACATGCAGTACCGCCATGATGGCCGAAAGCGCAACGTCACGGCCTATCTTTCTTTGCTCCCTGATCCAGGCTTCCAGGTTGTTTTTTGCCGCATTCAGTATCGGCTCTGATTCCGGTCCCGGATAAAAATAGAGTCTGGCGTTGATTTGGTAGTTAATGATTTCAGCGCTCTTTACGGTAAGACGGTCTCCCACCGGGCGGACGTCCTCCGCGCTCAGTGCGGTTCTGACTTTTTCGATCAAGTCTTCGGAAGCTCTGCCGTCGCCGTCAGTGGACAATACTGCCACGGTGACCTGGGCGGGGGATGGGCTCGTCGCCCTTACATCGGCAATGCTTGCGCTCACACTTCGGGCAAAATACTCATATGCACCTGTCGGTCCGGCAACACTCAGTCCGTCAAAGGCAGACTGTGCCCGAAGACGCAGAGCGGTATCACTTTCCATGATGGCGTCACGGGTATCTGTTGCAGGTGTGGTGACAAGGCGAATGGTGTTCAGGTTCGCGGCAACATGATCCAGGTCTGTGGATACCGCATGGCTCAGCAAAACGGCACCTGCGGCGTCATTGATTCTCTGGCGAATAATGAGCTCACGAAAAGCCATGCCCTGGGCAATAATGTTCAGGGGTTCTGATTCCAGCGTCATTGCGGCAGTGACGGCTGCCTGCATTTCTGCCGGGTAAAGACCGGTGATGAATGCTTTCGTTTCTGCCAGTATCACCTCGTAATCCAGCGTTTCGATAACGTTCGGTTTTGGCAGTTCAGATAAATCAATGGCCGGCATCCGCCTTTCCTCCCATCTCTACAGAAAACTCCAGTTTTTCCATGGTGTTTACAATCAGGCAGTTCAGGGACAGCATGGCCCGCCCCTGTTTATCCCATGCCACATCAACGGCGCTCACGGCCACGCGCGGCTCCCAGCGGCTGATTGCTATTACAGCTGCACTCATGCACTGAAGGCGGGTTACATCATTCATCGGGCTGTCGATGAGTCCGGGAACCAGGCTGCCATAGTCCCGTCTCATGACGCGTGTTCCGACAGGTGTCATGATGATGTCCATGATGGCGTTCTTCAGGTGTTCGTGCCCTGAAATTGTTCCCGTGCCGTGCGGATTCATGCCGGTGTAGTCAATGCTCACTGTGGACCTCCGCTTGTGTCTCCGCCGCTTCTGACTCCGCCGTGTACGTGGCTGTGTACCGTGATGCCGTTGGAGGTCAGGCTTCCTCCGGTGTGCGTGATGTTACCGGTCATCTTCCCGCCTTCGGTCAGCTCGAATGTTTTTGCCTTCAGGTGCTGCGTGCATTCCACCCTTGGCGTGTCCAGCGTGATGCGGGTTTCCGCTGTGATGGTTGCGGTTTTAATGCCTGTTGCAGTCAGCGCGCTTTCCTGTGCGTTATAGCGAAACACTGCACCGTCCGGTGCGGTGATGACCATTTCGTTTTCCAGCGAGCCCGGCGGTGGGTTGTCATTACTGTACAGGCTACCCGCGCTGACGGCGGTTTCCGGGTTGCCGCCGGGGCACAGGATAAGCACCTGTTCGCCCGGTGATGGCGGGATCCAGATTCTGAATTTTCCGGCCCGCCCGCAGTTCCATCTGATCCAGTTGGTGGTCAGTCCGCCGCTCTGCACGCGAACCTCCCAGTTGTCGGTGTTGATTTCTGTGACCACGCCAATGCGGACAATGTTGTGCAGCAGTCGCATAAGCTCGATGTTCATTTCGTCGCTTTCCCCAGTCCGGCTATCACGGTTTCTGTGATTTGCTGTTTGTCTTTCCCGTTCAGGCCCAGCAGCTCGCGCACGGGGTATTTCGTGGCGTTCCCGGGTGATACCAGGCTCACTTCTCCGAACTGATGTACCCTGGCAATACGCGCGGCCCGCCCCTGAAACCCAACGCTTACGCCGTCAGGAGCCGGGGTTATTTTCATGAAGCGCGGCGTTCTCAGCTTTTCAAACATGGGGGAAGGGCGAGTTGTTTTCGCGCCAACACGCAGAGTGTTAATTTCCAGGTAATCTTCGATATCCGCTTTGTAAAACGTCCGGATACCCCCGGTGTCTGTATCGTAGCCGGTAATTTTCTGCCCGAACCGTCCCCGGGATGTGCTCCAGTTTTTCAGGTTTCTCACCTGTCCGTCTTTCCAGATAAACTTCACGCCTTTTTGTATACGCATTATGCGGCGTTTTCGTTTCTCCCAGGGCTGGCCTTCCGGGGATACCTGGTTTCTGATGCGTCTGGCCTGTTGCTGCCGGATAATCTTACCCACGTTCATTGCTGTGCGCTGAATGCCAGCAGCCGACAGGCCGGAAAGAATGTCCTGAAAGATGGCATCCAGTTCGTGAGCGTCTCTCATGCCCCGGCCTCTTCTGCGGTTTTCCATGTCATGTCTTCAAAGACCACTCGCCATGCTTCCAGTGCCCGGCTTATCGGTGGCTCACCGATATGCTCTGCCGTTACCGTGCCGTCATCGTTGCGGCGTACAATCACGCGTTCCCATACCGGGATTTCCAGCAGGATATCGGCGCTGTCATCGTCGTTAATGGCCGTCGAAAATTTAATGCTTTTGTTCTTCTCCGGATTAAGCAGCAGGTCAGGCTGGTTGCGGTACAGCCACGCCATTACCGGCAGCATGATGTTGTCGATGCTTTCCGTGAAATCCATGATGAAAACGACCAGGTTGTAGCGATACAGAAATGACGGTCTTTCTGCGGTGGTCTCAATGCCTCCGGACTCAGTGAATACCGTGAATTTTTCCGGATTGGCTTTGCACCACCGGCAGTTGCTGGTCAGTGCTTCGCGTAATGAGTTCATTTTCAGCATAAAAACACCGTCTGTTTGTTGTGTATGGCAGGCTATTTCAGGATCGGTTAGTTGTACCGCCAGCTGCTTTTCTTACTGCTGCCTTATTTGTTTTTTGTTCCGGAAGTTCTGTCTGCCTTATCACACCCATATGACGCATACTGCAGCACTGAAATACAACATGGACTGTTGAAATAAATTCATACATTGCTCCTTTGCATTGCGTGTGATGGTGTAAAACGCCAGAATTGAGATGCTTATAGATATTCGTTTTTAATGGTTAGTTTCTCTCCCCCCTCCGAATGCCGGAGGGGGTTTTTTATTATTTCGCTGCTGCCTGGTTTGCTTTAACTTCGATTGTCTCAATAAGGACAGGATACGTTTCAGCTGTGCCAGTAATATCGGTCAAAATAAACTTATTGGCCTCATTAGCTGAATTAGTCCACTTAACAAGATCAAACGCCTGACCATCTTTACCATCGAGCACCGGTGTAACGCTGAGGCTGTTACCGCCTTCAAACCTGAATGCGAGCGTATGCCAGTCATGATCAAACGCATCAAATGTACCAATATCTTTCAGTTGATTACTGTTGTAATGGTAAACAACATCCAGGTTTGCTTTATCTGTCTGAACAAGAAAAGAACTCAGATAGCCTTCTCCGCCATCACCTGGCCATCCCGCTATTTTCCAGTACAGCCCTAACACATACTTATTTTTTCCTGTATCAAGAGAGGTGTTTTCAGGTATTTTGAAGCGAACGGAAATTTCTCCGCCTTTTTCCAGAAGTTGTCCTGATTTTTCGGCTGCAATACTATGAAGTAATGACCATGGTTTCGCACTGTTGCTTTTCTCAAGACGCAACGCCTTATTACTTCCCTCCTGAATCAGAGAGGGGGTGACATCCTTCAACTCCCAGTTCAGCGCCTGTAAATTGGTATCTGAGGCATTTTTAGCGTCGTAAAGTATAACTGACTGTTCAGCTGTGGGTTTTACAATGGGTTCATCTTCCTCTTCCGGGCGCTCTTCCTCTTTACTGAGCGTTACCCTGCCATAAACAAGTGTTTCCGTTTTACCTGCATGCTCAATTATTGCTGTAGCAAGACGATCTGAAATAATTCCCCGACGTGCCCATGAGCCAAAGTGAGTTTTACGATCTGCCGTTGTCCATGTGGTTTTATCTTTGCGCCATCCAGAACCGTAATAGTCGATTTCAGTGATATCAGGATCTTCATCTGGCTCGTTGGTGCCAACATTCTGACCGTTTTCATCCGTCATAAACGGCACAAAGAAGATGTTTTTAGCCTGCTTGTTTTTGTATGCGCCATAGACAACACCGTACTCGGTTGGATATGTCTCTTTCCAGTAATAAGTTGTATCACCACAAATCCAGGGTACTGATGATGAAGAGCCACCAACGCACTGACCTGATACGCCCGCCAGATCGGAGCGGTATTTTGCCACCATGGCATCAAACGCCGCTGGCTGGTTGGAATATGCCGTTGTTTGTTTTAAGTCAAACTCGCCCTGCATCCAGACCACTGCAAGCAGAATGTTTTTAGGGTTGGTTTTCAGTGCGGCTTTTGTTCGGGTGAGTAGATCCTTGTATAACGGTTTATCGACCCCCCAACGAGACGATGCTTCTGTTGCACCGGTTGTTTCACTGAAAGCGCCATCACCCCCTGTAGTAAACGCAGATCCACCACGACAGCACGGAACCAGAAGAATGCCCGCATTCGCCGGAATAAACGGCAACAATTTCTTCGCGATATGTAATCCCTGCCCCACGCATCCATACTGAGCTGCGCTGGCTTTCGGGTGTGAAAACTTACTCAAATCCTGAACATCATGCAGGCAGTGGTCCGCAGGAATAATGTCGTTGTAATTACAGGACGCACCACCCGGCGTGACAGTACTGCGGCGTGCCAGTTGCTTAATGCGCTGATCGGGGCGATCGTATGTCTCAGGCAGCGGCAGACCTTCGCCATACGCCATGCCGTTGGATTGCCCGGCCAGAGCAATGACGAAGTAGTATTCCGGTTCGTTGATTGTGTTCCCTTCGTCATCCACAGCAATTTGCGGCTCGTCGGTGACGGGCTGATCACCGGTCATGGCCTGCATCAAATACCACGGCACGCCCGGCTCTGACGCAACCTGTGCGTCGCCCTGAAGCTGCCAGCCCAGCGCCAGACGTTCGTTAACTTTCTCAGCCAGCTCCGTACGGCTCATGGCGGTAATCAACTCAAAATGTTTTTTGCTCATCGTCTACTCCTGATTGGGTGCATCTTGCGCCCGTTCTGCCCTCTGCTTGTCCAGCCAGGCTATTGCGGCTTTGTCTGTGTTGCATGTATCCAGCGCAGCCAGTAACTGGTCACTCCATTCGGTTATCCGGTACCAGGTCACCGGTCGCTCCAGAAAGGGGATCGGCGTCTGCCTTGTCAGTACTTCCGGCACCGGCTCGTAAACGAGTCTGGTTTTCAACGTGTGCGATGTGCTGTTGCAGCCGCTCAGTGACAGCGCCGGGAGGATGAGCGCCAGCACACGCATCATTCTGTGCGGCCTTCTGCATAGCTTCACGTCGTTGCTCTCCTTCGGTGATGCGTTGCTGGTCCAGGATCCGGATGATGTTAATCACCCGCGAAAAATCGCTGTATGCCTCGCGGACTTCATGCATGGCGGCCCGGTTGTCCTCGATGACATCCATCATTTGTTGTCTCCCCAGACTTTCCTGCCCCTTGCGGTATGCTTCCCAGCCGACCAGCCCACATAACAGAAGCGTCACAACCAGCCAGACAATGATGACGGTGACTCTCATGTTTTGTTCTCCTGTGAACACCATTTCCGGAAGTCGTCCCGTCGGTTAAACAGCCCCTGTGAATAGCGTCCGCCGCTGTTCACAAAATCCGTCAGCCTGCCGCACATTGCGTTCCAGTTCTTTCCCTGAGCGAACTTCCAGATGGTTGTTCTGTGCATTCTCCCGTCACGCCCCTTAAACCACATCAGACCTTTGCACCCCAGATTAAAGGCGGCATCCGTCATTGCCTCGAAGTGGCGCTGTGGCATGTCGCGGCCATTGAAGTTCTGATTGATGCAGTTCTCTGCCCGTCGCAAATCATTCACCCAGCGACCGGCAACCTCCTGTTGGGTGTGGTGGCGGTCGGGCACGTTTCCCGTTGAGCCGCAGCCCACGGTTTTCACCCCGGCGATATCCCTGTACGGAACGGCCCGGCAGTCTTCCCACGTGGCTATTTTTTCCTGTGCCTCCTGTGAGGTTCTCAGTTCCCCGGGGGCCAGCGAAAAACCCAGCGCCACGATGGCGGCAACGGTATAACGTTTAACCTGGTTTCCCATGAGTATCTCCGTCTGCTTTCAGCGCCTCCAGAGCGCGTTTCTCGCTGCCTTTTAGTGGTCGTTGCTGCATCTGGTCGGCTATGCGTGCAATAAGCTCGTTGCGGCGCTCCTGTGCCTGCTCCATACGTGTTCTGTGCATCCATCCACGCAGCAGAGAAAGAGCCCCCAGAATCAGCCCGGCCAGCGCCATCTTCTCGCTCAGCGTCATAACCCCTATACCGGTGACCATGACGGATGTGAAAAACGTAATGTGGTCGTAAATTCTCTGAAACATAATCAATCCCACAACTGAACGGTTTCGCGCTGTTTTTCCTGTGTGATTTCCGGCAGCTCCACTTCCTGACCTGCCGCTAGAAATACGGTGCTGCTCAGCCCCGGATTGGCTGCCAGGACGCGCTCCGTCACGCCTTTTGTCATGCCGTAATGACGCTGGCAGAGTAAATCAACGGTGTCGCCATCCTGCGCTATCACTTTCATTAAATCAGCTCCGCATAAATCCGTTTCACGCCCCGGATGTCCGATATGGCCCATCGCGCATCGCGCCACATATCTTCAATCTGCATGTCCAGGGCATCGGCACGGCGATCACCTTTGTCGGTGGTGTCCACATCCCGGGAACGCTCAAGAACACCCGCACGGGTCAGTGCATACACCGCCCGGCGGTACCGGTGCACGTTCACGCTCTCACCGTTGATGTGTGCTGCCGGAACGTCCGCCAGTGTCGACCGTCCCGCCGCCTCCTGTTCCTGCTTCCAGGCGTCAAGCTCTGCCGTCACATGAGCAACAGCTTCGGTGGCGGCATGCAGCAGACGTGACGTTGTGGTTCGCCCCGGGATACGCATGGCAAGCCGCAGCTCCTTCAGCACGATATCCGGCCAGAACGCGTCTGTACTGATGCGCGCTTCGCCGTCTTCGGTGTCTGTCGTGTCATCCGTGGCGTCGTTCACACGGGGTCTGGCTACCATGCTCATGGTGTCTTCTCCTGTAGATCAGGCGGTGGGCGACTGGTGAAAATGACCGGGAGTCAGCGATCAGATCACCGGTCGCGCCGCCTGCCGACGAGGTCGGGTCCGGTGTTATCAGGTCGCCTTACGCGCCGGTTTTGCGGCGGTTTTTTTCGTGGCTTTTCTGGCCGTCGCTTTTGTAGCCGGCTTTTTGCGCCCTGATGTTGCTTTCGATTTACTTTTCTCTTCTGCCGGTTTTTCCTGTTCCGGCTGAACCTTTGACACTTTTCTGGCCAGCGTGGCGATTTCACGTTTCACGCCCGCAGCCGGATTGATGCGCATGGCTTCACGCAGCAGACCAAGCGACACAGTCAGGTCTTCCGTGCTGCCTGATGCGCGTCGTGAAAATGCCCGCGCCTTATGCAGTTTTGCACGGACCTGATCCGGCATGTCCTGGTCGTGAACCAGTGCATCCAGCTCGTCCAGCATACGGATATAGCCGGATAAGTCGGTTTCGCTGTTGGTGGCGGCTTCTGTCAGCACAACTTCGGCAATTTCTTCGGTGAGTACGGTCGCCGCATCGCGCCCGAAGTTGTCCGGCAGTGCCAGCCGGTGACGAATAACGTACTCACCGATACGCAGCGCCAGCGGATAATCCCTGCAGTCAATGGCCCACACCATCATGGTGGTAATGACTTCGTCCTGGCGTCCGCTGTCGCCTGCCAGTGTGCCGTCGATCCAGCCTTCAAAATTCGGTATCAGGTGCTTCTTCAGCTCCGCTTTCGCGATGTTTGACTGCACGCCCTTCAGCTGCAACTGTGCGAGGCGTAACTGGTGAAGAACCTGTTCATGTGCCGTTCGTGTTCTCTGCTCTTCGCGATTGAATGGATCAGCCCTATGATGCGCCATCGTGCGCTGAAGGTATCGTTGTGCCGGTGTCAGCATGTGTTCGACTCCTGATTAACCGGCGGGCGCATGTGCCCGCCATGATGCGTTACGCCCGTTCTTCTGGCTCTTCCTTGTCTTCCGGATCTTCACCGGCGAAAGAAATACCCTCAATCAGCGCACATTTGCCGTAGTCTTCCACCGCGTAGCAGTCGTTCATGGACTGGTAGGTGGCGATGCGGTTGTACTCCGGCTCTTCACGGATGAAGCGACGCAGTGACCCTTTCTGGAAGTACACCGAAAGGTTGCTGAACGACGTGATCAGCATGGCATCGTCCGGGAAGTACGGCGCAAAGAAGGTT